TCTTCACAGATTTCGTATCAGCTGGCGACATGATCATGGATACTGCTGGCTCACTTAAAGAAGGTCAGATTGTTTGGGCAATGGCTGATGTTCGTGATGGTTTCTCATTGTTCAACGGTGACGAAGTCAAAGGCTATCTTCTTTTCTCTAATCCACATCAGTACGGTAAAGCAATCGACATTAAGTTCGTAATGGAACGTGTCGTATGCAACAACACTTTGACTGTGGCTCTTAACGAAAAAGGTATGCCAGGCGTACGTATCAACCACCGCTCTGAGTTTGATGCTGAGTCTGTGAAAGTTGCACTTGGTATTTCTCATGAAAAAATTGAGATGTTTAAAGAAGCTGCCGAGTTCCTTGGCTCTAAGCGTTATCAAGATGAAACACTTAAGCGCTTTATGGCCAAAGTGTTTGGTGAGTCAACTCGCGACGACAAGCTTCTATCTCGCACTGCAGAGCAAGCTATGGAATATGTTGAGAACCAGCCTGGTGACAACTATCGTCCAGGTACGTGGTGGAATGCATATAATGCAGTAACCTACATGGCTGACCATAAGCTTGGTCGCACTGCAGACACACGTATGGCTTCAGCATGGTTCGGTACCAATGCTAAGCGTAAGGTTGACGCTCTTGATGCGGCAATCGAAATGGCGGAAGCAGCGTAAGCTGCTTCCATTTTTAAACTATAGGAAGAGGTGAAAATGAAAATTCTCATTTTTGGTTTGCCGGGATCTGGCAAAACTACTCTTGCTACACCTTTTGCTGATCTCATCGGTGGTGTACATATTAACGCCGATGAGATTCGCGGATTTTATGATGATTGGGACTTTAGTCCTGAGGGTCGTATGCGACAAGCTATGCGTATGCGATACCTAAGTGATGGTGTAGTAAGATCGGGCAAGGTCGCAGTAACTGACTTTGTATGTCCTACTGAAGCTACCCGTTTAGAGTTCGATCCTGACTTTACAGTTTGGATGGATACTATTAAAGATGGCCGCTTTGAAGATACAAATAAAATCTTTGAGCAGCCGCCTGATTGTGATTATCACGTAAGCCAATGGTTTGATGATACTCATGAAGTTTTATTTGATGTTGTAAAGAAGTGGATGAATCGTAATGTATGATAAACCAATGTTTGATTGGAAAAAGCCAACCGTTCAAATGCTAGGACGATGGCAGCCTTGGCATCCTGGGCATACAGCCCTATTTAAAAAAGCTTTAGCAACTACCGGACAAGTTGTTATTATGGTCCGAGATGTGTATAATTTTGATGGCGATGCGGGTGCAGGGCGTACTGTTAAACAGGACGATAATCCCTTTGGAGAAATCGAAGTTGTAAAAAACATTGAAAAAGCGTTAGCTCAGGAGGGCTATCACAATGGACATGAATACAATATTATTTGCGTACCTAATATCGTGGATATTAGCTATGGTCGTGGCGTTGGGTATACATTCACTGAGCACGACCTCGGAGAGCAAATACACAACATATCCGCAACAAAAATCCGCAAACAATTGCGAGAAGAAGGTAAACTATAAAATTCACGAGAATGACCAATCTGGTCATCGTAAATATTCTATATTATATGAGGATCTATGCCAATGAGTGATTTACCATCAACTATTACCCAAGAGGACCGTAACAAAGTTCAGGGTGCACTAAAAGAAATGTCTGATAGCATGACACGAGTATCAGCTGAAAAAGATTTGCAAAAAGATATTGCTCAGCGAATGCTTGACGAAGTTGGAGTACCTAAAAAGGATTTCAACAAACTTGCTCGTATCTATCATGCTTCAAACCTAATGGAAGAAGCAGCTCGTAATGAAGAATTCATGGAGTTTGCTGAAGCAATAATGGCGCCACCCGAGCGTCAGATTGCGAGCGGAAATGACTGATGGTCCGTTTAAAGCAGCGTTTGATGCCGATACAGATGGTGTCGTACGACGTGAGATTGTAACCTATCGTATCAAAAATGGTATGATGGTTAAGGAAACAGCATATCGCGATTATTACAAAAGCGGTGATTATCACGATAGCCAAAGCATAGCACCATTAGCGGAGCGTTAAAATGGCTAATAATCCAAAACCAATTGGGTGGGCTTCTACAGTTTCCACGCTTGTTGCTGAAATTCCATTAATGTGGAAGGCGGTAATGACTATTGAAAATTCACCCTTGAAAAACCTTGATCCGCGAGCAGCGCACATGGTCTTTCAATGTCTTGCGTTTGTCTGGTCTGGTATTTTTGCTGCTATGATTAGTAGCTATCAGGCTTTTGGTATCAGTGCTATGTTTCACGTATTGTTCATTGGTGGTGTTTTTATTACGGCAATGACTTTTAGAACTGCTAATAAGCAAAAATATCCTACTAACTATCATGGTCGTGGCAAAGGAGGCGAGCATGAGTGAACAACATAATAAATATCACAGAATGAGGTTATTATGACGCCAGCAGAAGAAGCTCAAAAACAAGCTGAGGCTGCGATGGACGGTTTTATTCAATGGAGTAAACGCGGTACATTGTGGGCTGGATTTTTTCTATGTGTAGTAGTCTTTGCTTGCAACAATGGGGTTGAAACAGGCCCCAATAAAACGGGATCAGGTTACAATGGAGAACAATACGATCCCCAGAACCTAAAGGTAAAGTAAATGAAATGGCTCATAGTTGTTTTGTTTGCTACTGCGCACGGCGATGTTTATATATTCAATGAACCTACATTTGATGACAGAGCGACATGCATGGCAAGCATTAAGAATACCGAAGATCAAAAAAAGTATGTTCAAAAGTTAGTTTTGGAATACAATAGGTTACTGCCGATTATGGCTGTAAACTGTCTAAGCGAAGAAAACATTAAAGATATTCTAAGTAAGGAAAAAGAAACCTCAATATGACTTGGTTTATAGTATTTTTTATGGCGAATGTTGATCCATTTGCTGTAAAAACTTTGCCGTTTGATAACAGAAACGAATGCGTAGCTTACGTTAATGATCCATCTAATAGTAGTAGATTGGCAATCGAAGTAATTGATATTGCTGGCTTCAAGGATGAAATATTAGCTGTTGCTTGTTTGCCTGAGTCTGAAATTCCTAAAGATGAAGAGGTAGGTGTTTGATAGAGTGGTATGATATATTAGCCGCAACTTTTTGCGCATGGCTAATACTAAATTTTTTCTTCTTTCCATTTATTGGTCCTATTATATCATATAGTTTGTGGGAAGCTTGGAAAGTATATTGTGAATATAGAAAAAATATGGAATAAAAAAAGGGAGCTGAAAAGCTCCCTTAAGTTTTGGTAAGTTAACCTTACTCTTATTAGAATAGGTTTGAGATTGCAACTCTGCGGTAGTATACGTTTGAGTTTGCATCCAATGCACCAAGACCCTGTGCTGAGCCTTTAGCGAATGGGTTAGCAACCATGCCGTAACGAGTTTTGAACCCGATTTTTGGCTGGAAGCTGTTCTCACCCACTGCACGAACCATCTGTAGTGGAACGTATGGGCAGTAGAACAAGCCAGCATCAAATGCTGATGTACCTTTGTAGCCAACAACCAAGTAGTTACCAACCGCATATGGGTCGATATATACACGGTAACGACCGTTTAGAACACCTGCGAAAGTGTTTCCTGTGTCGTCAACTGCTAGGTTGTTACCTGCGATAGCTGGTGTATAATCTAGAACACCTGCCATTTGCAATGCTGATGCTACGTCTGAAGAACAGATAACGATGTTACCTTTCCCTCTACGAGTATCTTTTGCAATTGCGTTTGCTTCTTGTTCGATCTGGAACATTAGCCCTTTGAATTTCTCAACTGACCAACGACCGTTTGCATCAACGTCAAGATCGAAAGTACCTGCTGAAGCTGTTCCTGCTGCACCTGCTACCGCGTTTGTGTAGATTGTGCGAACCAATTCACGGTTGATTTCAACAAGGATTTCTGACTGCAGAATGTTTGCTAATTCTGTTTCAGCATCCAAGCCGTGTACCGCTTTAAGGTCTTGAGCAAGCTCAGTTGTGTACTCAGCTTTCAA